TCCTTTCTCTTATCTGAAGGGATTCAAACCGAATCAGTTCGATGTCTTGCGTCTTCGGACTTGGTTCTCGGGGTTGGGCAAAGTTCGCCCCGCTTGGAGTCGTTGCATATTGGTTCTGGTTCGTATGGGCCTCAAGTTGCAGCCTGGTCGGAAAGAGTCCTCGGTCGGAAGTTGTTTGACTGGCAGAAGATTGCGTTGACTGGGCAGTTGACTCACGATGAAAACGGCGACCTTGTGTTCCGTGAATCTCTTGTATCTACTGCCCGACAGAATGGCAAGTCAGTTGCGTTGACTGCGCTGATTGGTTGGGCGTTAACAGAATGGTCAATCATCAGGGACGAACCTGTTGCGGTTCTTTCCGTTGCCAACAAACTTGATCGCGCCGTTGCAATCTTTACTCAACTTGCTCCGGTACTTGAGGAACATTTTGACGCTCATGTGACGTGGAGTTATGGGCGCAACAAAGTTGAACTGCCGAACGGGTCGACGTGGGAAGTACGAGCTGCAACGTCAAACCTTCACGGCGGTACTTTCCATCTGATCGTCCCTGATGAAATTTGGGACATCTCGCAGGAAGTCTATTTTGATGCGCTTCGTCCATCTCAGATTGCGGTCAAGTCTCCGCTCCTTTCCTCGTGGTCAACTTCAGGCGACGAATCATCTAAGACAATGCAGCGTCTTCGCGAGGCTGCGATTGGCGCAATAGATCAACAGAAACAAACCCGTCTCTACTTTGCCGAATGGTCATTGCCTTCTGGGGCTAATCCGAACGATGAACTTAACTACGGCTACGCAAACCCCGCGCTCGGTCAGACCATCACCCTTGAGGCATTGCAGGCAGCTGCAGAAACTCCGGATCGTGCAGCGTTCCTCCGCGCACATCTCAACTTGTGGGTCTCGTCGGCGGATGCTTGGATTCAACCTGGAGTCTGGGACAGGCTCTTTACCGAATCCGATTGTCCCGCAGGGGGCGTCCTTGCAGTTGACTCAAGCACCGACTCGTCAAAGTACGTCGGCATTCGATGTGGACTTACCGAAGAGGGCAACATCATTGCGACAGTTCAGTTCTCCACAGAGTCTCTTAAAGACATGTGGATTCATGTAAATGAGGCAATGGACGACGACCCCAAGTTACGACTGGCAATCTCACCCGCCCTTGATCTACACACGCCAGAAAAAATAGAACGGCGACGTCAAATTTTCGGCTACGCCGAAGTACTCAAATTCACCGGACTCACCCGCTCGCTCATCCTTGAGAAACGCATCTACCACCGAGGCGAAGAACTCCTCGCAACCCATGTCAACCGCGCAGTCCTTGCCCGCGCCAACGGTCAGGTCGTGATCAGTTCGCAACGCTCCCCTGGCCCAATTGAGGCAGCGCGACTTTTGGTCGTTGCAGCAGCTCTTGTTTCTCGCCCTTCCAACACGGGACGAGCAGCAATGGCATTCGGAAGATAGTTGCATTTGCAACAAGTTTGTGAGAGACTCCATCCGTGGCGTTCTTCTCCCGAAAAATTAAAACTGCTGAGTTTGCATCTTCGCCCATTAAAGCCGCTGCCGGCATTGGCAGAAACGGTGCCTTCCCGACGTATGGATATCTCAGCAACACATTTGAGATGGCCGCCCTTAGTCTCCCGACGGTGTCGCGGGCGAGAGACCTTCTCGCCTCGACAATCTCAAGTCTTGAGTTTCGTCAGTACGTCAAGCAATGGAACGGTACTGAGTACGAAGAAATCTATGTGCCGAATGAATCATGGATGGAAAATCCTGATCCGAAAGTTCCGCGCCAGTTCATCCTTGCCAATACGGTTACCGACCTCTGGATAAGTGGGCGCGCCTTCTGGGCGATTACTTCTCGTAATGCAACCGACGGTCGTCCAATGAGTTTTCAATGGATTCCCGCCTCGCAAATTTCAACACCAAATCAAGAAGGCCCACAATTCTTCTCGATGCCAGAAGTCATCAAGTTCAATGGCGTTGACCTTGACCCAAATGAAGTTGTCACTTTCCTTGCACCGACCACGGGTCTTATGTATTCAGGGCGACGCGCGGTCAGCATTGCAACACATCTTGATCAGTACGCAGACCGTGCAGCAACCATTGAAACTGTTCCTGGTTATCTTCAGCAGACGGCAGCGGGCGAGACAATGTCCGGTGAAGAACTTGGAGACCTTGCGTCGCAATGGGCGCAGGCTCGTCGCGAAGGCAACGTCATTGGCGCGTTGAACAACTACGTCAACTTTGTTGAGTTTGACCGCGACCCGCTAGAAGTCAACGCAGCGCAACGCGAATACCAAGCACTCGACCTCAGCAGAATTTGCTCCGTCCCCGCTTACCTCGTGTCAGCCCCGACGCCAGGCGCGTCAATGACATATCAAAACGCATCACAAGCCCGGCAAGACCTGTGGCTTTTTGGCGCGCAAATGTACGCAAACGCAATCACTTCCCGTCTCAGCATGAACGACATCGTTACTCGAGGACGCTTTGTCAAATTTGACACCGATGACCTTCTAGCCGTTGGCGACATGCACGACGCATTAGTTGAACCGCCAGTTCCCGACCTCGAGGAGATTCCTTCATGATCAAGTTCACCGCAATCCCCATCACTCTTGATGCAGCAGCTGGAGAAGATGCACCGCGCACCATCACCGGTATCGCAGTCCCCTGGAATGTTGCAGCCAATGCTTCAGGCCAGAAAGTTATGTTCAAGCGCGGAGCCTTTGACTTGAATGCCAAGCCCGCGCGACTTCTTGAAAATCACGACGGACGCCCAATCGGAATGGTCACAGAACTTGTCGACCTTGACAACGGCCTGGGATTCTCCGCTTCATTTGCAAAATCTCGACAAGCCGACGACGTTGTTGAACTCATTCAAATGTCCGCATACGACTCAGTATCTGTCGGTGCAGTACCGAAGAAATTCAAGTACGACAAAGACGGCGTCATGATTGTGTCGTCCGCTGATCTCATCGAATTGTCAGTCGTCACCACCCCCGCATTTTCCGATGCAAAAATTGAAAAAATCGCTGCCTCAGAAGACGACCCAGAGGTCGAAGAAGAGTCAACCGAACCCCAACCCGACACAAGTCTCCAGGAGGAAACAATGTCACAAGAAACCCCAGAAACAGTTGAAGCCACTGCATCAGTGCCAACAGCCCTTTTCTACTCAGCCCCACGTTCACCAATCAAAACCAATGCCGATTACCTGCACCACAGCGTCCAGGCAGCATTGAACCCACAAAGCGAATCTCGTCTTTGGGTTGCAGCAGCCGATGAGGCAAAAGCAAAGTTCATCCAGGCAGCGGACGACTCGTTCACCACAAACCCTGCATTCTCGCCAGTTGCTTATCAGCGCGAAGTTGTTCAGGTGAACATCGGTTCGCGTCCAGTCATTGACGCTTGCGGTGGTACTCGTGCCATTCCTGCCTCGGGCATGACAATTTCCATTCCAAAAATCACAACCAATGGAACTGTCGCCACCACCTCAGAAGGTGGAGCACCATCCGAGACAGGCATCGTTTCTTCGTATGTCAACGGAACAGTTGTAAAACTTTCTGGTCTTCAGCGTTGGTCTGTCGAACTCCAGGAGCGTTCAGACCCATCGTTCGCACAGATCATGCTTGACAACATGACTCGTTCGTACCGCAAGGCCACTGAAGTTGCAACTATTGCTGCAATCACCGCTGGTGGTACACAGGCAACAGCAACCGCAGCATCCGCTGCCGGTATCCAGTCGTTCGTTTCAACAGAATCAGCAGCTGCATATTTGGCAACTGGCGACGTCGTTGCCGCATACACCGCTGGCGTCAGCCAATGGTCACTGATGCAGAACGCAGTTGACGGTAGCAACCGCCCACTGTTCAACGCAGGACAACCACAGAACTCAGCAGGTTCAGCAGAGGCAACGACGCTTTTCGGCAATGTTCTTGGCGTTCCTTTGTACGTTTCTTCAAACATGGTGTCAACATCCATCGACGAATCAGCGTTCCTCATCGTGCCTTCAGCAATTGAAATCTTTGAATCTTCACAACTTCAACTTTCAGTAAATGTTCCGTCGTCAGGCGAAATTGAAGCAATGATCTACGGCTACTTCTGCCCAATCGTTACTATTGCTGGCGGTCTCCGTCGTTTCAACCTCACCTGATCCGCAACTAGAAGAAGACTGGCAGAACAATGGCTACTTACGATCTCGCGTTTCATACGCGCCTCGATGGGTACGCCGTTCTCCAGACTCTTGTTGAGACAGGCATCCAGGTCGGAGACTCTGTGGTCATTGCAGGCGCTGACCACGGATTCTCCACGACCGCAACAGTTGTCTCGACACAGGACTTTGAATTCATCGGAGTCGGCCCAGAGGGCGACCTTGACTTTGACTCCGATGTAATTCGCCTTTACCAGTTCCTTTACAAGAACGCAGGAACGGACTACGACCGTTCAATTGCCACCGGCACAGTCACATTCACCCCATCCGTTTCATGGATCACCGCAGCTGATGTCACCTCATGGCTCGGCATCGACGTGGCAACCGCCAACGACACCGCATTCATTACTGTCTGCGTTAATGCTGCCAACAACTACATCTTTCGCAAGCGTCGCGAAGCGGGCTATACCGATTCGCAATCAACGGTGCCAGGTGCCGACGTCAAACTCGGCACAATCATGTACGCCTCAACCTTGTATCGCGAGCGCGGAAGTGCCGATTCCTTCGCTTCGTTTGATTCAATGTCGTCAATCCCCATCCCTTCAACAATGGGTCGCATCATGGCTCTTATTGGCTGCGGAAGACCACAGGTCGCATAATGGCTGCAACAGGAATCCTCGTCGACGCAGTCAACGCAATCAAAACACAACTCACAGCTCTCGGTCTGAAACCCGTCACAGATCCCCGAAACGCGCGCCCAATGTCCGTCATGATTGAACTCCCCGTCATGACCTCATTCACATACAACGTCGGCGACTTTCGGATTCCCGTCCGAGTCTTGGCAGCCCCTCCAGGCAACCAGGACTCAGGCGATTATCTCATGACAACAGTTGACACCATCATGAACTCGCCCATCGCAGTAACCGACGCCCGTCCTGGGTACGCGGTCTACGGAGGGCAAGACATACCCACATACGACCTCACGGTGGCTATCGCCGTGCGGAGAAACTAAGGAGCCACAATGGCAACAAGTACATTCCTCGCTAACGCGACATGCAACATCACTCCCACAGGCGGAACCATTTATGACGTCAGCGATCAGCTGTCAAAATGTGAAGTCACAGTCGGATACGACATTCTTGATTCAACTTCGCTAAATGACACCGGTCATCAGGGAACAAACGGTCTTCAAACCGTGTCAGTCAACCTTGACCTTTTCCTTTCATACGGCGTCGGCGAAATTGAAACACTTCTCGCAGCAATCGTCGCTGCTGGATCGTGCACAATTGTCGTGTCACCTTCTGGCACATCAGAGACGGCAAGTAATCCCGAATACACGATTACGAAGGCAACACTTTCAGGCGCACCCGTCATCATGTCAACTGTCGGCACTCTCGCAGTAGCCTCAATCAGTTTCGTCAACGGCACCTGGGTACGAGACATTACTCCATAAAAAAACCAAGAGGGAAACATGAAAATCCAACTACAAGTCACACCAACCGAAGGTGATCCATATGAAGTCGAAACGAATCTTTTCGTCATCGTCGCATGGGAACGCAAATTCAAAAAGCAAGCATCAAATCTTGCTAATGGAATCGGCGCAGAAGACCTTGCGTTCTTCGCATTTGAAGCATCAAGAGCAGCAGGACATACAGTCCCACTTGCTTTTGACACTTTCATTAAGAACACCAAGTCAATCGAAGTCATCAGTTCGGAACCATCAAACCCCACCGAGCCGGCAGTTTCCGCCGGTCATTAGCAGAACTGCTTGTCGAGACCGGATACTGGAATCGCGACATACCATTCGACACAGAGGATCTCTTCACGGCATTCGATGTAATTGGAGAAAAGCAGAAAGCACAAAGAACTAGAAGATGACAACGAACACAACTATCGAAGTGACAGGACTCAAAGAAGCGATTCGTTCGCTTAACAAGGTGGAGCCTGGTCTTCGTAAAGAGTTCGCAGCGCAAGCAACCGCTATCGCTCAACCTGCCATCCTTGAAGTACAACGCGGCTATGACCGCGAATATTTATCCGGTATGGCTCGAGCATGGTCACAAGGCGGAAATAAGAAATTCCCTTTTTCCGTTGCCAGAGCAAAGTCGGGCGTCAAACTGAAACTTGACGCAAGTCGTGAAGCAACGTCGCTGATCTACATTCAACAGATGAACGCAGGAGCTGCTATCTGGGAATCAGCGGGACGCAAAACCCACAACGCTCTCGGCGACAGCCTTGGAGATATTCCTCGTCCAAGTCATACTCGCAATCTTGGTCCTGGTGTCTTTCGCAGGCGCAAAGAAATTGAGCGTGAAATGCTGAAAGCGTCAATGGACGCAATCAGACTTGTACAAAAGGAACTCGACTAATGGCACTTGCTATCCCAATTATTACGGAATTCGACGGAAAAGGAATAAAATCCGCCTTAAACGAATTTAAGAATCTAGAGTCAGGTTCGGAAAAAGTCGGCTTTGCAGCGCAACAAGCAGCAAAAGTTGCCGTCGTCGCTTTTGCAGCATTGGCAGCAGGAGCAGCAGCTGCGGGTGCAGTCCTTTTCAAAGCAGCACAAGTAGCAGCAGAAGATGAAGCATCCCAAGTTCAACTGGCAAACTCCATTAAAGCATCGACAACGGCAACGAGTCTCCAGATCAAAGGCGTTGAAGATTACATCGACAAGACCCAACGTGCAGTCGGGGTCGCCGACGACTTTCTTCGTCCCGCTTTGGGTCGACTCGTCAGAGCAACAGGCGACGTTACAAAAGCCCAAGAACTTCTCAACCTCAGCCTCGATTTAAGCGCGTCGACAGGGAAATCGGTAGAAGCAACAGCAAACGCAATTGCAAAGGCTCAGGAGGGCTCTTATGGGGCTCTGGCGAAACTTGGTGTCGGTTATGACGCTGCAACATTGAAGGCAGCAGGCTTCGAAAAAGTCCAGGGGATGCTCGAAGAGCGTTTCGGTGGTTCCGCAGCTGAAAAAGCCAAAACATATGAAGGCGTCATGGCTCGCCTCAAAATCACCCTCAGCGAACTTCAAGAATCAATCGGATACAAAGTCTTGCCAATTCTGACCGACCTCGGGGATTCAGCAGTTCGCATAGCCGAAGCCTTTGGGCTCAAAGGAGCTGCCGGAGGGATCAAGCAACTCAGCGCGGAAATAGTCAACCTCGGAACTAGTAGCGACGGCATGATCAATACTTTCGGCAAAATTTATAATGCAGTTGCTGGCTTTGTTAATGGCGTGATGAATGCCCTTGCTCTTCCATTGGCAGCAATTCATTTCTTGCGTACAGGCGACTTTGGAAATTATAAAGTCAAGGGACTTCCAACCTTTGAGCAACTGATGGCTCAAAACCCAACGTCAAATCGACTGGTCACAACTCAACAAGCCGAGTCTCTTTACAACACGTCGTCTACCGGTGGAACAACTGGTGGAGGAGGTGGTCGAACTCCTGCAACTATTCCAAGTCTTCCACCAAAAAAAGTTACAGAACCACCGATGACCCCGTACAAGTCCGAAGGTGTGACCGCTGGCGGACTCATCACAGGTGGGCTTCCAAGCATTGACTTCTCTGGCATCACCATCAACGTCGACGCAGGACTTATCTCATCGCCTGCCTCAGTCGGTCAGGACATCATCGACGCCATCCTTGCAGCTCAACGAAACTCAGGGGTCGTCTTCGCCCCTGCATCGGGTCTCTAATGGCAGTCCCCACATACCAAGTTCTTGTCGGATTTCAAACAACAACAGGATTCGGTCAGCCATTCCAATTAAACGATGCAGCATATGGGCTACTTAATACCGGCACTCTCGGAGGCTTGGCATATGCCGACCTGACCTCGCTCGTCCTTTCGGTCAACATTCGTCGCGGACGCAACCGCCAACTTGACCAATTCAACGCAGGCACCGCACAAATCGTATTCAACAACAACACCCGCATTCTTGACCCACTCAACACGTCCTCGATCTACTACCCATACGTTCTGCCTCGTTCCCCAATCATCATCTACGCCAACGGCACCCCGATCTACACCGGATACGTCGAAGACTGGAACCTCGACTACGGCAACGCCAACCAAGACCGAATGATTGCCTCCTGTGTTGACACCTTTGGCACAATGTCAAACCAAATTCTCAATGCCTGGACACCATCGGCAGAGACATCAGGAACTCGCGTCAATACCGTTCTAGACCGCCCAGAGGTGCTTTATCAGGGTGCAAGGTCTATCGGTACAGGATCATCAACTTTGGGGGCTTACGCGGTCACTCAGGGCACAACCGTGCTGAACTATCTACAACAGGTCAACACTTCCGAACAGGGATATCTCTACACGGCAGCCGACGGAACCCTCACCTTCAAGGGAAGGTCAAGCGTTCTCAACCCTGTCTCAGGGGCGTCATTCACAACCGACGGCACCGGCATTCCATACATGACTCTCATTAACCAGTTCGGATCGGAACTGCTCTACAACTACATTGTGACGCAATCACCCGCAGGAGCTGCACAAACATCATCCGATACAACGTCAATAAACCTCTACCAAGCGCAAAACTACAACCTTCTCAATCTGCTCAATTCAACAACCACAGAAGTCGCAGGACTCGGCGCATACCTTCTGGGCAAATACGCAAATCCAGTCCTTCGCTACACAGGGGTAACCGTTCAACTTGCAGCTCTTACCTCCGCGCAATGGTCAACAATCTTTGCCATCGACCTCACATCAATCGTGACCGTGCAGAAAACTTTCTCATCTGGTACACCATTAACAGATTCTCAGACACTTATCGTCTCGGGAATAGATCACCGAATTAGCCCAGGCTCTCATATTGTTTCTTATACTTTTGAGAGTACGGACGGCAACCAGTACCTCACCCTTGACGATGCAATCTTCGGAACGCTCAACAACAACATTCTAAGTTTCTAAAGGAGACAATCATGGCAAGCAACACAACCTTCGTCAGTGGGGCCATATACACGGCTCAACAGGCAAATAATTTCCCTTTTGGCGTACAGGGATACACAAAACGCACAACAGGGAACACAACCGTAACTGGAACAATTGGAGATATTACAGGTGCTTCTGCCACTTTCACCGCAATAGCAGGCAGAGCATACAAAGTCACGTTTCAAACTTTGTTTCTAAAAAACACAACAACAGGAAGTCTCCAATTGTCAATCACGGACGGAAGCAATGTTGAACTTTACCGATACGACAATGACTCACTGGCTACTGGTACAAGTTATTCATTTTGTTACACAGTTGTAGTAACTGGATTGACCGCAGGTTCGCAAACACTTAAAATCAGAGCAGCAGTTTCCAGCAACACAGGCACAATTTACGGAACTCCTGCTAACCCGTTTTCATTTATTGTTGAAGACATTGGTATTGCTTGATGCGTAAAAGCCTGATTCTATTGATGTTTTTTACATCGTTGATCGCCTGCGCAGACCCGTCATGACCATTGCTAACCCATCAAAAGCACTAATCCTCTTAGTCGCTTTATTATGTATCACCGCATTAGTCGGCTTGGGAAAAGTCAGCACCGAAGCAGGAACGCCCATCATTTCAGCCATCGTTTTCTACGGCATCGGCAACGGAGTCGGTGCAAAACTTGGGCAACAATCACCCAAAATCTTTGAACAGAAACCACCAGAATGACCTCAACTAAAAAACCATACGCACCCGCCAAAACACCATCGGCAGCGAAACGTGCAGGAACAGAAAAGTTCAGTGATCTATGCCGCCGACGCACATCATGGTCATTCACGAACCTCGGCACTTGGGTTGTGCGCGACATCCGTAACAAGCCTGGAGTCATGAGCCAACACTCAGCTGGGCTAGCCCTTGACCTTCAATACTCAGATCGAGCAATGTGCCTCTCAGCGATTGAATGGCTAATTGCCAACACAGATGAACTCGGCATCTCGCTCGTTAACGACTATATGTTCGGCAAATATGGACGCACATGGATATGTGATCGAGCTGCTTGGAAAGTCCACACCACAGACACCATCGGCATCAGAGGCTCATGGATACACATCGAGCTGCATCGCCTCTTTGCAGACAACCCAACCCTCGTGGAAACGAACTGGCGCAAGATTCCACGCCCATAGAACGCCCGAGGATGTCATTCTCCTCGAGCCAGACTCCAGAGGTTCGCGTGTTTCCCTCCTTGCCTCTGGGGTCGAATCCGCCACTATGACGCTGACTTGTGTTACAACATCCAGACACGTCTAGCGAAGGGAAACGCAATGACCGATACACAATTCATATACAGTTTCATAATGGGATGGGTCGGATGCTGGCTCTGGATGAAAATGATGAGCAACCGACCATGATCGCATCGTGGGGATATCTTCCGTTATGGTCGAAGGACAAACTAACGCTCGTTCAGGTCTTCACTGATCCGGCAACAGAAGAGATCGTCAAAGTCACAGTCGCCACAAGGCGTACTCCCTGGATGACGTTCGCTTCGATTACAGAAGTAGAGAGAGTTGACTAAGACACTCATGGCAATCGCCCTCATCACCGCATTATCCATCCCAACACCCGCAGCAGCTGCGACAAACTCGTGCCCCCAATGGGAACCTCTATTGGCTCAACACTTCCCCGCGAAAGTTGTCCCCATCATGAGCCGAATCGCATATCGCGAATCACGCTGCAACCCCAAAAGCACCTCAGAAATCAGGAAAAGCACTGGACGCCCCGACGTCGGACTTATGCAGATTCAAGGCTCCTGGGCAACTGTGACACGCGCAGTCTGTAAGAAACAAGATGTCATCCGCGCCTTGCAAGACGTATCGTGTAATGTCAAGGTCGCTCGATACTTGTACGACAACGGCGGTCTTCGCCATTGGCGCGTAAGTTCAGGAAAATAAAAATAAGTGAGGGAAACACTATGGAATTAACCACCGACGAAATCATCGCAAAGTTGATGAATCACATACACAAACTTGACGGAGAAATGCGCTTCGACGAAAGTTCAACAGTCAGTCAGGCAATCGCTCTGATTATGACCATGCGCAACGCAGCTGAACGGATGCGTCATCCAAGCAATTCAGACATTGTCTCAGCAATCAAAAGCAAAGACATGGAAGAACTGAAAGCGGTCATCGAGTGGATTGTTGAACCAAAATGAGCATCGAAGACTACGAACCAGTCGCCTCGCGTCTTGCTCGCTTTTGGGAAAAACATCCCGAAGGTCGAGTCATCACCAAGCTGATTACCTTTGAAGGTGACCGCGTAATAGTCCAGGCTGATATCTATGTTGACAGAGAAGACGTGCGACCAATTGCAACCGACTTCAGCGAAGAGCTTCGTGGCTCAAATAATGTGAACAAAACGAGTCACATTGAAAATGCCTGTACGAGTGCCATCGGGCGAGCCTTAGCAGATTGCGACTTTGCGTCCTCAACGGATTGGACAAAACGCCCATCGCGGGAAGAGATGTCAAAAGTGTCAAGAATGTCGGGAGACACTCATATCACCGAGCCGTCAAACCTTGCGTCAGAAAAACAACAAAACATGATCCGTGCGGTCTGTAAGTCAATGGGCAAAACACCACCGGCAAATCTTCAAGGCATGAGCAAGCGCGAAGCGTCCGCATACATTGACACTCTCAAAAGCGCAGTTCCTGCACCGCAAGAAGAACCCGAGGAGGCGTTCTAATGGGCAAAATTCATTTTATAAAAGTTGACGAATGCATGGCCGGAATTGAGTCGTTAGAACTCAGCGAACAATATGAAGCAGCATTGAAAGCCTGTGGCCGACCAGACGACAAAGTAATTATCTTGCAACTATGTTCATGGGCTGGCTCGGTAGAAATTGACGAGGCGTTCTAATGGCTGATGACATTGTGACCCGACTGACAAACGACATTGCTTTTCGTTTGCGTCTGCAAGCCAAAGTAAGCAATTTGTATGAGATTCAACACCCCCATATGGTGCGTGTGCCAACAATTTATGAAGAAGCAGCCGATGAAATTGAACGCCTTCGGGAAAAATGCAAACATCTGGAGGCAGAAAATGCCCGTCTGGAAAGGTTCGCTCAATGATTGACTTCCTGACCTTCGTCATCGCAATCTTCTCCGTCTTCGCGCTCGGGTTTATGTTGGGAAAAGACTCCCGATGACCGTCACCGAAAAAATATTCCAAGACCAAGTAATTAAATTAGCCAGGATGCAGCAGTGGCTTGTATTCCACGCCTCACCATCATCGCCTCGCCCTGGCGTATGGCGGTCAGACGGCAACGGATTCCCCGACCTTGTTCTTGTCTCAACATCTGTGCCATCTCGAGGAGTCATCTTTTGCGAACTGAAAACAGCCGACGGCAAACTCAGCGCAGAACAAGAAAAGTACGCACGGTGTCTTATCAACGCAGGCATAGAATATCACTGCTGGCGACCACGAGATCTAGACGTCATCGCAGCTCGACTTGGTCGGCAAGGCAAAGTGCAATGAAAGAGCTTGTACGAATCAGCCTCACAAAAGACGAGATGCGTCTCGCCTGCACCGGAGGAATAGAACACCGCCTTGATGCAATGTTCAGCGGTCAACCACCCAGAGACAAAACCCCATACCACCTCCAACGATGGTGGCAATCCCACATCACAGGCTCAATAGCAGAAGTAGCCGTGTCAAAACTTCTCGGCGTGGATTGGCAATGGGAACGCAACGCAAACGGATTCGACGTCCTCGAGTATCAGGTGCGTGCCACAGAGAACGCAGAGTCAACCCTTGTTGTCCGTGCCCGTGATGACCCAAGCCACAACTTCATCTTTGCAAAGGTCAGAGAGAACCGAGTCCTTATTCAGGGATGGATCACAGGTCACGAAGTCATTGCATACGATCAACCCATCCACGGAGACTGCTGGACAATCAAGGACTACCGCCTCTACCCAATCACAGACCTTCCAGAGTTCCCACAGCAGCTCCCCGACGGAATCATCATGTTCAAACCACCCGTCAAGAAACTTGGCACCATCACATGATCATCGTCACCTGGTACATCCTCCTGATAAGTATCGGGCTAGCAATCCTCCAGGGGATACGCAAGGACTAACATGCCAACACAACCGAGAGACGCAAGCCGACATCATCAGTTGCAGATGGTTCGCAGAACACGAGGGAACTCGGGTCGAGCAGTCTGCCTTCGTGCGACTGTGCAGCGTCCAAACGTCACAAATGAGAATGGTGACCGTCCACATGTCAAACATCCGGCAGCCAGAGATACTTACTCGAAATGCGGGGGGCGAGCAAACCACCGAACCAAACACAACACAAGAGAGCAAGCCCCCTCGGGGGGGCGCGCTAGCAGGGGGCAACCATGAGCAAAAGAACAAGTAGTCCAGAGTTCAAACGCAGGCGCGCAGAACTGCTTGAAAGCAATCCCCTCTGCTATTGGTGCAACAAGGCACCCGCCACCGAAGCCGACCACCTGATTCCGTACGACCTCGTTGGAGACGACACAGAGTTAGTCCCCGCATGTAAACCATGCAACTCACGGCGCGGAGCACAGTACGTCAACGGCAACCGAACAGCACAAGCACACGCAAGAGCAGAACACCTCGGACTCGACCCAACGACAAAACCAAAAACAAATCAAGAACTTTTTTTGAAAAAAGAAAAAATCATGAC